GGGGTGGCCGCTAGGGTGGACAGACTTAAAGCCATTGGAAACGGACAAGTCCCACTCTGCGCCGCAACAGCATGGAGATTGCTGAATGGCAATTGAACTCCGCCCCTACCAACGCCGCACCATTGACGAACTGTATGCCTGGTTCACCGCAGGCAACACCGGCAACCCCTGCGTTGTGCTGCCAACTGGGGCAGGCAAATCGCACATCGTGGCTGCGCTTTGCAAGGACGCGCTGCAAAACTGGCCCGAGACGCGCATTTTGATGCTCACGCACGTCAAGGAACTGATCGAGCAGAATTGCGAAAAGATGCTCCAGCATTGGCCCGATGCCCCGCTGGGTATCTATAGCGCCAGCCTCAACAAGCGTCAGATTGAGCCAATCACGTTCGCTGGGATTCAGTCAGTACGCCGTAAGGCTGGCCTGCTGGGCCACATTGATCTGGTGCTGGTCGATGAGTGCCACCTGATCAATCACAAAGACGAAGGCGGCTACCGCACGCTGTTGGCCCAGCTCAAGCTCATCAACCCGCAGTTGAGAGTGATTGGTTTGACGGCTACCCCGTACCGTCTGGGCCACGGGATGATCACCGACGAGCCTGCGCTTTTTCACGGTTTGATTGAGCCGGTAATGATTGAAGAGTTGATTCACAAGGGTTATCTGTCGATTCTGAGATCCAAAGTCACCACATCAAAACTAAGTGTCGATGGAGTACACAAGCGCGGTGGCGAATACGTTGAGTCAGAACTGCAAGCGGCAGTCAATACCGATTCTCTCAATCAGTCGGTGGTGGATGAGGTCATAAGCCGCGCAGAAGGCCGCAAGGCGTGGCTGTTCTTCTGTGCTGGTGTAGCGCACGCCGAAAACGTCTGCGAGGCGCTGCAAGAGCGTGGCATCAAGGCAGCGTGCGTTACTGGCGAGACGCCCAGGCTAGAGCGCGAGCAGATGCTGGCCGACTTTAAGGCGGGCAAATTGCAGGCGCTAACAAACGCCAACGTGCTGACCACCGGCTTTGATCATTCCGCCATCGACTTGATTGCCATGCTGCGCCCGACGATGAGCCCTGGCCTGTACGTCCAGATGGCAGGCCGCGGGTTGCGTCCATCACCCGGCAAGACCGACTGTCTGGTGCTGGACTTTGCCGGGGTTGTCGGCACGCACGGCCCGATCACCGCCGTCACACCGCCAAGGAAGCAAGGCGATGGCAACGGCGAAGCGCCGGTGAAGGTCTGCGACGCCTGCAACGAGCTGTGCCCCATCAGCGCCAAGGTCTGCCCAGCCTGCGGTCACCCGTTCCCCGAGCCGGAGACGAAGAAGCTGAAGCTATGCAGCGACGACATCATGGGCTTAGACGGAACCGAGATGATCCTGACCGGCTGGAAGTGGAGAGAACACACCAGCCTAGCCAGCGGCAAAATGATGTTGGCCGTGTCGTATTACGGGCGGCTTTCTGACCCTGCCGTGACTGAATACTTCCCTGTGTTGCATGAGGGTTATGCAGGCCAACGAGCCATGAAGGAAGTCATCAAGATCGCAGACAAAGCCAAGATCGTCGGCATGAATGTAGACAATCTCAGCAGTTTGGCAGCGCAGTTGAGCTGCGGGAAGCCACCAGTTCTGATCAAGTATAAAAAGGACGGGAAGTTTTTTCGGGTTACCAAAAAGGAGTGGCATGAAGACGCGCTGAACCATTAACGCTATGATGCAAAGGTGGAACATAGGAGATGATCATGGACATTTCTACCTTGCAAGAAGCGCTCGAGTATTTCCCAGAGACTGGTTTGTTTTTCTGGAAAATTAGACCAGTCCATCACTTCAAAGACGCATGGTCTATGAATAAATGGAATGCTCGTTACGCAGGGAAAAAAGCGGGAACAATTTATTTTCCGACCAGAGGCATTGACTACAAAAGAGTGAAGATTGTTGTTGGAAACAAGCCTGTGTTTGCTCATCAAATGGCGTGGTGGTTTGTTCATGGAACGATACCACTTGGCCTTTTTGTTGACCACATTGATGGTGATGCAACAAACAATGCAATCAGCAATTTAAGAATTGTGACTCATTCAGAGAATCACAGAAACAGACGCATTCAATCAAATAACAGTAGTGGTGTTCCCGGCGTCCAGATGCGCAGAGGCAAGTGGTGCGCCAGAATAAAGATCAACGGCAAGGAGAAATATCTTGGTTCATTTGCGTCAAAAGAGCAAGCCATTGAAGCTCGCAAAAAGTTTGCAATCCAGCACGGGTTTACAGAAAGACACCATACCGACAGAAGACCACGAGCAGATGATGCTGGTGCAATGGTTCAGAAGAACATACCCTAACGTTTTGATTTTTTCTGTGCCAAATGGAGGCCATCGTCGTCCAGCCGTGGCCGCCAAAATGAAAGCGACTGGCGTTGTGAAGGGCGTGCCAGACTTGTTCATTCCAGCGTGGGAACTGTGGGTTGAAATGAAGCGAGTCAAGGGTGGCAGCACCAGCCTAGAGCAAGACATGATGCACCTGTACTTGCGCAGCGTGGGCTACAAGGTCATCGTGACCAAGGGATTTGAAGATGCACAACGACAAATTGAGGAACTGAGAAATGAAGTGGATGAAGTGGCATAAGGGCGAACCCCCAGAGGCAGGCTGGTATCCGGCAATGAGAATTAGAGAACGGGGCGGCTGGAACAACGGTTGGCGTTGGTGGGACGGCGAGCGGTGGAGCTGGCCTGCGTTTCCCCATGAATCAGCGCAGAAGGCAGGCAAGTGGGCGGCGCAGAAGGAGCCTGTTGGTCATAACAGCGAAATTATGTGGGGGAAGACATGATTAAGACTTGGAAACAACGGTGTGAAGAACATCCAGATCATCAAACCGGTATGGTGAGTTACGGAATGATTCAAGCAAGGATGCAGGAGGAGATTGATGACCTTCGCGTTGCCCTCGCGCAGTCTGAGCAGGAGCCCTATCCGCTGCCTGAATCTTTTTACCCAGACAGCAAAGACTGGGTTGCCTCTGACTACGCTGGTCGCGTGGAGTGGTTGCATTTTATGTACGAGTCAAAGAAACGCGAAGTTGAGCAGTTAGAGACAGCGCAGCCTGAGCGCAAGCCGCTGACAGATGAGGAGATTGAGTTGGCCTACCGAGAAATTTGGCGAGATTTGTCAGATGGCTTTAGCCACACTTCAGTTGAATGGATTGAGGCAGGTATTCGCTACGCTGAAAAAATGCATGGGATTGAGTGACTTTAGGAGAATTATTGATGAACCATAAACACCCGAGAACAATGCAAGAGGCTTTTGGCCCATATACCGACGATTACGTCTACGACGATGACCCCGCTGAGTCGTGGATGTTTTGGCTGGCCGTAGGGATTACGGTCTTGCTGGCTGTCCTGATCGTGTGGTTGCTGATATGCTGATCTTCCGCCGCTGTGCGCTGGTGGCGATGCTGACCGAAGACGCGCCGCCAGAGAAGGCCGAGAGCATTGTGCTTGGCGCGTTGGCTGCAATCGGCTACACCGTGCCGACGCCAGTTCCCACAGGCGACGTTGGGGCGCTAACTTTGTACATTAGGAACTACGCACATGAGTACGGCAAACGACGCACAGATTGACGGGTCGCACTACCGAAATCTCAAGATTCAGACTTGGGACTACATTGTGCAAAACGACATTGGTTACCTTGAGGGTAACGTCATCAAGTACGTTTCACGTTGGCAATCCAAAGGCGGCATGACCGATCTTTTGAAGGCCCAGCACTACCTTGCCAAACTGATTGAGACAGAAAATGCGCGAAATGAAGTGTCTTGAGTGCGGGCGGCACGTTAAGGTGCTGGAGTCGCGCAAACGTTTAGAGAGTCAATACAGGCGATATGAGTGCCAATCAGGTCACCGTTGGAGCGTCACCACGCCTTTGCCGTTGCCTCAACCTCTTTTACCCGACGCTCCCAACCCTTCCCAAACGTAGGCCAAGTTGACCGGCCTTTGAGGAACTCCAGCCGGATTGAGCAGTACTTGTCGATGATCATTTGGGGGTTGGTCAGCAACACCTGTTTCAGCGTTTGCTCACCGATAGCGCCATCAGCGACAGCCCCAACAGTCGTTTGCAGCCATTTGGCTGCGCGGCTTGCACCGCTGTTGACCGCAGCGTCAAACACGCAGTAGTCCACGCCAGACGGCAGCTTGTCGCCCTTGACGCGATCCCAGTACAGTTCGCGGTACAGCGGTGCCACCTTGTTGGGCGTAAGTGCTTTCATTTCGTCTTCTGTGACTAGACGATCTACCCAATCTTCCCAGACTGCTTGCGTTACGCCAAGGTTAGTGCGACCGCCTGGGTCGGACGGGTGATTGACATAACCGCCTTCGTGCTTGAGCAGCTCGGCCAGACTTTTGTCAAAGTTCGTGTTCATGCGCCATCACCTTTGTCATCCCGCCCCATTTTGATCCCGGCAATCGTGCCAACAAACGCCCCGACAATCATATTGAACGCTGGCTCCATGATCTTGAATATGGCAGCGTTGTCTACTCGATCATCAAAGAAGGCGTACAGGCAAACGAAAGCAGTTGATACCAGAACAATCGCCAGTGAAACAGCGCAGACAACGGTGATCTGGTCGCTGACTTTCATTTTTTAAGCGCCTCTGCTTTTTCCTTGCTGCCGATACTTGAGCCAAACCAGAAATTGAGCATAGTTGCCACGACAGTCCCTAAGATAAACCCGAGAATCGTATCGGCAAACCTGACGTTTTGCTCTGGGATTATGCTGAACGTGATAAAGCCAATATAAGAGCCAGCGGCTAGGCTCCAGAATGTCGTCAGGTACATCGTGAACCGCTTGCTGAACACATCCGACTGCTGGAGCGCAGCGACTTGCATGGCCCGAGCGTCAGCGGTGTTGGCGTAGTCGGCCTTGATCTTTTCTAGATCAATCTGTGCCAGTTTCAGCGCGGCGTCTGGGTCAGCAGCAATGGCTTTGGTTACCGCCTCGACGGTATCTGCTACTCCCAACTTGCCAGCAATAGCCGATACAGCCAGACCCCCCAAGGGGCCAGCAACAATAGTTGAAAGAGCAGGGGCAATGTTGCCAAGCAGTCGGAGCAATTCATTCACTTGTCTGCCTTCCCATTTAGCCGATCAAACAGTTTGGTCAGCATTTCCTTGATCTCGCGTATGTCGTCCTTGTAGTCGTCGCGGACGACATAGTTGCGCGGCAGTTCCTCGCGCAGCTTGGCAAGATCAGCTTTCAGTTCCTTGACTGCTGCCCACATTTCGCGGGCAAACCAGCCCAACACGCTGGCCGATGCTACGAAAGCAATGTTGATGAGGTCTTGTGAGTTCATTAAGCACTCACTTGTGATGCGGCTACAAACAACTCATCCACTTGCGCGTCAGACAGGCCCAGCATTGCAGCCAGCGCGTTGACCGTTGGGCTGGTGCGCTCCCAATCCGTTGCGTTCTCAAAAGCCAATCGTTGCACGTTGTTGCGCGGCAAGGCGTCGATGTAAACGTGGACAGTATCCAGCCAGCCGCCAGCGGCGAGCGTCGCCAAAGCCTGGAAGCGCGTCACCGTCTGCGGGATTGGTGGCGGTGGGGCGACGTAGGGCTCAGGCGTGTTGCCGTCGGCGAGCCAGGCGAGGTATTGCTGGTAGTCGGTGTTGGCGGGGTCGGCGGGGATGTGTGCGCCATCATCGGTGCGGATGACTGTGGTGGAATCTGTTAGTTGGTACATGATCACAACTCCGCTGAGGCCGACAGTGTTTCGGAAAACTGCAATGGAAGGTTCGATGCATTTGCAGTGCGGTAAATAGTCACCCCGCTTGTCAAGCCAGAAACAAGATATGTAGAAGTCGTTGCGGAAACATTTTGTTGAGTAAATGCCACATTGTTTGCAATCTGTGTGATTGTTGGCACTGCTCGTTTATCAACTTTCCAATAACAGGTTCCACCAGTATTGTTCCCGGTAAGTCCGGTCGATTGAACAGAGCTGAATAGCGTGACCTCATAATACCTCTGACACAACGCCAACTCCATCCCATACGGACGCTGCTCGAATGGCGTGGCGACGGGGCCGACTTCGAGCTGGACTCCGGTGATGTCAAACGTAAACACACTGTTGATCGGCAAAAGAATCAAAATTCCTAAATAGTCATTGCCGCCAGAAACTGTTTTTCCTACGATACTCGGAACAGTAAACGAGTATGTGTACAGCGAAAAACTAGATGTCGTGGCAACGCTGGTCGCCACCGTTGTATTTACTGTAGCAGACCCAGTTGACCCAAAAAACTGACGGCAAATAATCTGAGGCAGCGCCGTTGAAGCGTTGTTTCTTGCGTAAAAACTTAGCGTAACAGTCTGCCCTGCAAAAGCGTCTACGCCTTCAATGTACTGAGCCAAGCCCGTAAATGTTCCACCAGTGCCAGCAACCGATTGGGCATAACTCAGAAAATTTTTGAGTCCTTGAGGCCCAGTTCCAGCAGGAAACGCCTGTTGGAAAATTGCGCGAGTTGCACCCGACCCGTCAAAGGTAGAAATCCAACGATCCAATGAGTATTGGCCAGATGTCGTAAGCGAAATGTTTGCGCCCCTCTGCGCCACCCTCATATCCCCGTTGATAATCTTATTGCGCAGCCCCGCCAACTGACCGCCATTCTGCGAGGCCATTTGCACGTTGCCGCTGAAGGTGCCTGTGGTGGCCGTCACCGCCCCCAGAGAGCTGCCATAGGCCAGCGCATCGCCTGCCGTCGTAGGTGCGCCCAAACCCGTGATCTTGAACCCGCCCAGCGGGATGTTGGCCGTGGGCGTTGTCTGGCCATCCTTGGCCAGGCTTTGCGTCAAGGCCGTGGCAATGTCAGACAGCGAGTTATTGGCCCAAGTGCTGCTGATGGTCGTGCCGGTAACTACCGGATTGCCTGCTGGCAGCGTGTATGTTCCTGCTCCGTTGCGACTCATGTGATCCTCACTTCAGCGTCAGTTTGTACAGCGTGGCCAGATACAAGCCAACAATCTCGTCAATGATGTTGTTCAGCGGCGAGTCATCTGCGGGCACAAAGTCTCGCGTCTCTTCGATGGCATCCATGTGCAGTTTCAGCACGGCCACAATGTCGCCCTTGGGGTTGCTCAGGTTTGGCAAGCTGCCAATGCGCTGACCCGTTCTGCCCATGTAAGCCTCGGCAAACTTGTCGGCCAAGTCAATAATTGAGTCGTAGAACTCGCCCAAAGCCATGTGCTGGGCAAAGCTGGTTGTGTTGAGGTGAGCGATGTGCGCTGCGTCTCGGCTGAGAAACAGCAGGCAGAGGAATTGTTGGGCGTCGGATTTCATGTTATTGCTGTGCGTTAGCGATGGCTGGCATGGCCATCAGGACTGACTGCGGAAGATTCCGAATGATCTGCTGCCTTTGGGTTGGCGGGATGCGGGCAAGTTCTTGCTCAACTAGACGGGCCACGCCTGCCGGATCGGTAGCAAGCATCTCATCCAGTTGAGCCAACACACGAGCATTTTGCCCGCTAGTGGCCAAAGATGCCAACCCAGAAATGCCACGGGTGGCCATGTTTAAGCCTGGCACCTGACCGCTCAACTCAAGCAGTCGTGAGACGACCGGCGCTTCACTAGTGATGTGCTGGGCAATCATGTCGCCTTGAGCCAATCGGCGGGCTGTGGCCGATCCTGTGCCTGCTCCGCGCTTAAGTGCTTCGGCCATGCGGGAGGCATCCGAGGTGACGCCTTGCACGGTCGTCATTTGCTGGGGCGTCAGCACTCTGGCCATTTGCGAGCCTTGGAACCCCGTGGCATTGCGAGCCAAGGCGTCTGGGTCTTGCATTGTTCTGGCCAATGAGGCGTAGTTCAAACTGGCAGGCACATCACCAGAGGTTGCTGGAACCAAGCGATTGGTCAATGCTTCGCCAACTTGGCGTTGATTGATTGGCTCGCTCATTTGCTGAAACGTCCGACGAGCGTTGCCGTAAGTTGGGCTGATGATGGCTAGTTCGTTAGCCAATGCGTCACGCATGGAACCTAATGCGGCTTGTTCGTTTCTGCCCAAGGCATTTGCAGCCATTGGGTTGCTCATGTCATCAAGCGCCAGCTTGATGTAATGCAAGCCTTGCAATGACTCCAGCGGGTTTCCAAGCATCACACCATTGTTTGCTGCCAGCACTTGCGCCTGCCTTGCTGCATCTGCAAACATGGGCCGATTGAGCAACTGACGCAAGCCGGGAGTGGCCAAGTCTGGGGGCAGCACTTGACCGCCTGCTGCGCCAAGTCCCGCAGCAGCCTGCTGCTGTTGCTGTGCCAACGAACGCCGCATGGCATCGCTTTGGAACGCTTGCCCATACAACGCATTGGCAGCGCCTTCGCGTTGCGCAATCAACTGAGCCATTTCATCGGGCGTGCCAGCAATGTCCCGCAACGCATTGGCCAACGCCGTGCGATTGGTTTGAGCAGACCGAGCCAGCTCGCCTGATGGCAACTGAGCAGCAATGGCATCCTCAATGGCGTTCAGCCCTTGGCTGGTTGTCCTTGCCCCAGCAGACAAGTTGACGCCTGGGGTAACTGCACCTTGACCGCCGCCGCGAAGTTGCGCTGCAAGTTGCTGCGCGTCTGCTCCAGCAGCTCGAGTCAGCACCCCGCCAACGATGCGATCAGACCCCGCAAACGGGTCGTAGAGCGCAGCGCGGGCAGCGCGGTAGCCACCCACAGCAGCAGGCACAACGACGCCTGTAATGCCGCCAAATGCAGCATTGGCAAAGCGGCTGTCGCCTGTGCCTACGGGTTGCAATAAGCCCATGCCTGCGCCTAGTGCAGTACCACCCACCACAGTATTGACGCCGGGGATGGCAGCAGTTGGCAGGAAAGCCGCCACATTGCCAGCAATGTTGCCCGCCATGCCCGAGCCTGTGGACATTAAGGCTTCGTCTAAGCGGCGAGACTCATCAATGTCGGCTTGCGTTGGCAGGCCTATCCGATTGGATAGTTTTTCGGGCAACACACCTCGGGCCGCTTGGCCAAGGCCACGGGCAATGTCAACGCCAGCCTTACCCATGCCCGCGCTGAACAGATCAATGCCCGACATGTCCTCTGTCGGGTTGACGGCCATTGCGGGCGCTTGCTGTTGCTTGCTTTGATGGTACTCATTGGCCATGCGCCATGCGGTATTTGCATCAGGCGCATCAACCTCATAGGTCTTGCCGCCAACGTCAACATCAAAGGTCTTGCTCATCTTGATGGCCTTTCCCTGACTGCGCCCGTGGGGGGCTGATTACCTGACATTCCAAGCGGGAACACAGCGTTCTCAACACGCATTGCTATGTTTGCCATGATGTCTTTGTTTGTCTGTGCATCATAGTCTCGGCTTGGGAGTTGAATTCCAAGTTGCTTTTGATCGGCGTCTGTCAATGTGCCTTCGCCTGCAATTCTGAAAACTTTTCTCATTTCACCTGAGAGTTGTTCTCTCAAATTGTCAAACTTTTTAGCTTCTTGAGTTCCGCTAGTAAAAACGCCTTTGTAGCCAAACAAACCGCCAGATGCTGTTTGATCAATTAGACCGGGAGTTTTTAACGCTTGTCCATTTTGGTCTATTGTGTCTTGACCCAAGAATTGCTTGCTTATTGCGTCAATGCTTTTCTTTGCACCTAATTTGCCGGGGGATGGCGTGACCATGCCATATGGATTCTCAGGCGTTGGTGGCGTTACAAACGAATCTGAACTTGAGTCATAGAATTGCTTTGATTCTTTTTCAGCCGCTGGGCCGCCTGGAATCTTTTCAAGATTCCCTGACCCATCGGGTGTGAATCTGTAGCCCATAGGCGGTTTGTTTTCGCTTTGCTTCCGAACCCTAGCATCTATTTCACGCAGGCGCATTTCAGCCTCCATGCGATCTTTTGCCAACATCCTTTCATTTTTGAGCCTGTATTCCAGATTTTCTCTTTCAGCCGCAATCTGGCGTTCAGTTTGACCCTGACGGAACGCCCGATCCTCAAGCCTTGCCGCCTTAGTCTCAGCCTGCGCAGGCATATTGGCCAAGCCAGTAAAGCCAAACTGTTGCAGCATAGGATCACGCGCACCCATAGCCGCAGCGTATGCCGCCGTTGGATCAGCCGCCTGCTCAGGCGCAACTGGCCCCTGCTGGTCTGCTGGCAAGGTGATGGCAGGCGTTGGGAGTAGCAGCTTGGCAACCTTCTGACGGTCGGCCTGCGTCTGAGCCTGACGACCCTCGTACAACGCCTTGGCCTCTTCGTCGGCCTGTTGCACTCCGCGAGCGCCCATGTACTGCTGCAAGCCTTTGGCAAGGTACTGTGTAAAGTTTGGCTTTACATAGATGCCGCTGACCATCTGGCCCTGCTCCATCGGCTGTTGGGCTTGCTGCATGAGCTGCTGCGCCATTTGCTGGCGGCGCAGGATGGCAAGTTCTTCGGGGTCTTGCTGTTGGATGAATGGATTGGCCATTACAAGGCTCCGTAGTTAACGGCCAAGAAGCCATCAGGCATGATGTGGACTGCGCCTGGATTGACTTCCATGACCTCTTGGGCCATGACGCCAATGTGCATTGGGCCACCGGACTTGTAGCGGTAAGAATAGACGTTCAAGCCGTTGTCAAGCTGGCCGACCTTGCTGATGTTTTCCTTCAAGCGGCGGTCGGAAGACATCATGTAAGCAGCACCCAATTGCCCGCCCAAGCCCATCAATCCACCCATCAAATTGCCAGACGCTTGTTGCTGCGCGTTGTAAGCGCCAAGCTGACCTTGATACTGGTTTTGCGCTGCCTGTGAATAGTTCGCGCCCCCAGGCGTAGCCCCAAACTGCGGCGTGGTGACTTGCGAGCCGCTGCGCAGGGCGTTGAGGTTGTTGATGTCTCGGGTGTTGAAGTAGTTCTGCTCTTGCAAACCTTGCTGGCGTTGTTGCATCCCAAGATTGATGCCGGTCATGGCAGCTTGCTGGTACAGATCGTTTTCGCGCTGGTTCTGGTCGCGCAGGGCGTTGTTGTAAGCCTCTGTACCACGGGCCAGACCTTGATTGCTCAGTTGCGTCTCAAGCCCGCTGCGTTGCTGTTGCAGCGTTGGCTGCAAGCGGTTAAGGATCGCTTGCGTGGCCGTGTTGGTATCGGCCAGCGAAGTGTCGTCGTAGCCACGCGCTTGCTGCGCTGCAACACGGGCAGCGGCTTGATCTTGCAAGTTGCCCAGCGCCATGCTGGTTTTGTTTTGCTGATCCAGCAATGCCTGCTGCTCTGGCGAGAGCGTCAGCGTCTGGCCGTACAGCGGCTTGCCCGTGCCAGGGATCGGCTTGCCGGTCTTTGGATTGATCCGACCGCCTTGCTCGCCCATCTGACTGTACGTCAGCGAGCCATAAGGCGTGTATTGATTGACACGCTGACCTGCGGCAGTTGCTTCTGCTGCGGCTGTGTAATCAGGTGCCTTCGGCGCCTTGCTCTTTTTTCCCATATTTCTCTCCTAAAAAGCGGCAATCGTCTTTGAACATCACATAGACAATCGCGTCAGCTTCTGGAAAGTAATTTCTCAGGATCGCTTCGCGCTGAAAGCCTAGATGCTCGTTGAGCTTCTGGGCCTTCAAGTTGGTAGAGTAAACTATACCAGTAAGTCTCTTGACGCCCAACTGTTTGAACGGGTAATCAAAAATTGTCCAGTACCATTTCATCGGTACATAGCCATCCACACGGCTGTGAATCTGGATGTTGGTTTCGTTGTAGTCGTTGTACAGAACGCCTGCGATCAGCTCGCCGTTGCGCTCCCAACCGATAGTGGCATCGCCAGGCTTATAGTCGCAGCCAGACTTCTCGGCCACCCACGGGCCGACAACGTCAGGGTCAAGCACAAGACTCACAGAATCGCACCCACCTCAAAGACCACATCGGTGGCAACCCAGCGAAGATCAATGCCAGAGGCGGCGCATTGGATTTGAGGTGCCCCGTAGTAGCCCACGCCAATGGCTCCCTGCCAAGGCTGTAGCACGTTCAACTCGCCGCCCCAGATGCCGGTGTCCCACAATGACGTGTCCCACACGCCGTAGGCGGTCGGTGAAAAGCTCAACGACGCCGCAGACAGATCAAGGCTGAAGTCCAGATTGATCGTGCCCAGCACCGCAGGTGATCCGTTCGTGCGGAAAATCGGGCGCATCATTGTGAAACGCTTGAGCAGGCCGCTGGAGCCGTAGCTGGAGAACGCTTGCAGCGCCTTGCCGTTGATGTTTGCGCCGTTGTCGGTCAAACCTTGATAGGCAAGGCCAACATAGCCATTGCCGCCGAAAAAGGGCAAGTCGTCAAACAACTCCCAGCAGTTGGCCTGCCAACCTGTAAATTGCGCCCAGTTCTTTGTGATGGTGTTCATCACATACTGTTGCTGATCTTGCCCTTCGGACACGGGCACGTTCAAATACAACTGGTTCTCGCGGGCGAGGTACATCAGTTGCCAGCCAAAGTTGTCGCCGTAGATGTTGATGGCCGAACTGACAGCGTACTGAATCTTCTCAGTCAGAGCAACACGGGGACTGACTCGGCTGGACTGCAAGGCACCTGCAAGCGGAACCAACCCATCTTGACTGATGTACAGCAGATCGCCTGCCAGTTTGTACAGGCAACGCTCGCCGACAGGGTGGCCAAGCTGCCACACGCCCCGCAGGCTAAAGGTGGTCAAGCTGCTGGGGTCTGTGCCCTGATAGATGATGATCTCACCCATCGAGGTCACGGCCACATAATAGTCATCAACGCCATCGCCTGCGTCCAGCGACCATGTGTAGTGGCACACAATGTAGCCGCCCAACTGGGCCACGGCAGACATATCAATCTTGTTCGCCGCACCGCCAATGCTGTCGGTCGGCAAGTACCAAACGACAAGCGTTGAGTCTTGAATAAACCACAAGCGGTTCTTGAAGGTGATCGGGTTGTTGAGCGTGGTTGTGGTCACGCCCGTGATTGCCGGCGTGGACACGGCATCAATGGCCGTCCATGTTGTGCCGTTGTACAAGTAAGGCTTGTTTACGCCGTTGGCAACGTACATGAAGTTGCCGCCGGTCGTGCTAATGTTGACGTACTGCCAACGGCTGTTTGATGTGCCCGTAACTACCGCTGCGCCGACTGCGCCGGTGGCTGTGACGTCGTAGAACGAACCACCCGCCGCTGCAAACAGTTCGTTTGTTGTTGAGCCTGCGTAGACAAACAGACTTTCAACCTGGCCCGAGATCCCCGTGGCCCACTCTGTGTAGCCTTTGCGTAGCGTGACCTCGGTGGTCAGCGGGAACCAGTTCAGCATAATGACCGCATCGGCAGGCGGCATATCAGCCAGCGAGTCGCGGGCGTTCCAGCCGCCAACGGGAGCCGTGACTGAGACGGAGCGAGATTTGGCGCGGGAAATCAGAGCCATGTTTTAGCCCTGCCCGTAGATGGAACCGTCTGGAATGTTCTCAAACCCGATCAGCACGCTGGACATCTTAGGTGCCATGCTCAAGGTCATCGAGCCGCCGTCGTTGGACTTGGCAATGTTGAGTTGCTGGTAGAAATCGCGGTAATAGGCCGTGCTGTCAAAGCCCTTGACCTCAAAGAATCTGAGCTTGAGGCCCAAGACCATCAGACGATCAGGGAAGATGCAGGTATCTGTGTCGGCTGTAAACGATGACTGCGGCGTGGTCGTTTGATTGACCCAGCCGTTTGAAACGTACTCATAGCCTAGGTATTCGTTGGTCGTGACGTTGGGCCAGATTTGGAAGTTGCCGCCAATGAAGCGATAACGCATCCGTGGGCCGGTGCTGATGTAACTGGACTTCAAGAATTCCCATTGCTGGGCGGTCTCTGGGCCAAGCATCTCCCAACGCTTTGACTTGTCGTAGTGCGTGCGGTCAATCTGCCGGTCAAAGTCAGACGGCAGCGGATAGATGGTCTGGCCAAAGTTGAGCGTGGCACCGATGCTGGTTGCCGACGCTGCCTGGGTCAGCGTGACTTGCGTGCTGCTGTCAACAGACAGGATGTAGGTGTCCTGATTGATGCCCGTGCCGGCCAACATATAGTAGGCCGACAACCCCGTTGTGTCGGGAATGTTGGTCACAACGGCGCTGTTTTGGAGAACGTCGCCTGTTGTGATCAGAAACTGAGTGGTAAACCTGTACGGGATGTTCAGGGCTTCCCACGGGTACTCTCTTCGCAACTCATTGCCCACCGAGTTGATCAAGTACAGCATCTGCGTTACTTGAGTGTCGGTGTTCCCAACGACCTGCGTCGGGATGGTCAGCCCCATCTCGGCGCTGGCCTGCTGGATGAGTTGCAAGAGAGTAGATGACATATCAGCTTTCTGTTACGGCCTCATCGGCCATTTTGGGCGGTCTGCCACGCCTTGGCGCATCGCCCTTGTTCATCAGTTCCGACATCTGCTGCTTGAGCGCCTCAATCTCGGTGTCGCGCTTTCGCAGCTCGTCAGCCTGGGCATCCACAATGGCCGAATCCTTGGCGCGGGCCAAGTAGTTACGGGCACGGTCGCGGAAGGCATGGCTGCCCATGCCGACAATCATGCCGATCTTTGACAGTTGCTCGTCGGATGCGTTGGCGCATTGCTCAACGGTGTAGAAGTGATAGTGCTTGAGTTCGCGTGTTTGAGCTGCGGTAAGCAGCGGCCAATCGCGCAACAGGGTTCCAGAGATGTCATCTTCGCCCATGTCGCGCTTTTCGTTTTGATAATGCGCCCATTGGGTTGGGTACTGCTTCTTGTGCGTATTGTTGGCAAAGGTGTCAATGATTGTGAACTGATTGCCAGGGATTTCAATGCGAACAAAATCGGTCATGTAGTAGATGGGGCGACCTTCTTGCTGCGTTTTAAACTCGTGCAGCATCTCTTTGGAATAGAACCGAACTGCTGGCAGTATTGAACCGCCCAAATCTGAATCAAGCATTTTCTTCCTCAAGTGGTTGAGTTACGAAAAACATCACCGCTGTGTCTTGTGTGTTTTCCCAACGGACGGTGTAACCGAGGGACAAGAAAAGGTCGCGCCACCACGTTGCGTCTTGCACCGTAAGGTGCAACGGATGGCCAATCAATGCGCCCATTGTATCGGTGACGGTCGAAATCTGAAAGAACACTTGCGGCGCTGCGGTCATGATGTTATGGATCACGGTGCTGACTTGCTCAGGCGAAATGTGTTCCATCACATCGGTGCAAAAGCCGTAGTCGGCACGATGCGGAATGGGCTGAGTCAAGTCGGCCACGGCAAAGCGCAACTTGTCGCCCAGTTTGGCTCTGACGCGCTCATCAAGGCAGTTGTCTGCAAAGTCCAGCATCAGCACATGGCAATCATGCGCATCATGTATGCGCATCGCACCGCGCCCTGTGCCTGCGCCAAAGTCAATGACGGTGCTGGATGCGGTGGGCAGCGTAGCAAGGCAGAACAAGTCGGCCACGCCCTCGCCTGGCGCTGCGTTGCGGTAGGCGTCAATTGACCACATGGCTTTGTACTTGTCTTGCTCGTCTATCGGATCAGGCGCAATGGCCGCAGCCTTGCTTGTCCACGGCAGCAGGCCGTCGCCTCGAATGGTGATTGTGCAGCCAAGGTCAATCAAACTGTCTGAGAGCTGCGGGAACAGCTCGGCTTGCTTGGCCATAGCCAAGGTAGTCTGAAACTCTTTGCCAGCGACTGTGGCCACGCAATCAACGCGCTGCGGGTCGTTTTGGCTGTAGGCGTGGCAATGGCCGTCGCGGTAACTTGAATCGTAGCCATACAGGTGCAGCGAGCGATAGCCCATCGCATAGGTCACAACCATCCCAGACAGGCCCACGGTCGTGCCACCGCCGATCAGCGTGTGCGCGGGTGGATTGGCAGGCAGGCAGGCGTCAAAGCGTTCCATGTCTTGCGGATACTCTTGATGCCACAGCATGGCATCGGGGCAAGAGTCAAACAGGCTCGGGTGGCATTGGCTGGCCAGCAAGTATTGCTTGGCATAGCCCAGCATGGACAGGTTGATCTCGCGGGCGTCTACGATGATGCAGTAGTCGGCTTCAATGTCGTGTTGCGCGAGCCAGCGGGCTGCGCCATTGAGCGCAAAGATGGTTTGGCCGTGTTGCTTGCGGGCGCGGATTTCGTCAACCCAATCGGCCACGCTTGGGCCACCGCCGACGATGACGGCAAAGCCATCATGAGCATCAGCGGAGAAAAGCCAATCATTGGATCGGTGGCTGTTGAACTTGATCTGTTCAAACAGTATGTCGTCGGATGTGTTGCAGGTGGTTTCGATGTTCATGCTGTAGGCATTTAGATTGAAAAATGCCCCCAAAGCTGTAAGCCTGGGGGCATGGCCAAGAGCGCGAGAACCGATTAGGTCACGCGGCCTTGCAGGTGAGGACGGTTCAGAATGACCTGCACCGTGGTCGTTGCCGACACAGTCGAGTTAGCCGTGCGAGCGCCCAGAATCTGTTTGCCAGATGCTGAGGTGCCCACCTTGCCGATCGAGTTAACGCCAACGGCCACGTTGGTGGCCAGGCCCAGGCCCGTAGACTTGGCAACCACAGCCACGCCTTCAATCTGGTAATAAGACCAGTTTGAAGACGAAGT